CCTGAATGTCCGCCGACTTATCGGCCACCACCAAACAACGTTGCCGCGTCACCTCCGACCCTTCACCTTTGGAGGCCGAAGCCGAGCCACTTGATAAACGGGCAATCCGTACCCATTGCGGCACAAGCTCAAGCTCTATGCCTTCGGGGTCAGCATTGCTAAATGACCGCCGCCGTATGACAATGGGTTGGAGGTTATCCATCCGCACCATCTTTAAGGCTTTGGTCATCTGCGCCCTATCGTGAGCCGTTAGCATAGTTGTTAAGGAGTCACGCAGCTTGCTGTGTGGTCGCAAAGCAAGCGTTGCGACTCCTACCCCCTAACTCCTACAAAACCGATAAACTGATTGACCGCTTCCATATAAACATTATGGAAATGGTCAGCATTTTGCCGCAAATTATTGCCCTGCGTAGATTTATCCACCGATTCATCACCGATAGAATATTTCCAGCCGTCCCCACCCGTATTCGTTGCCAAAAGATTTGTTAAGATAGCCTTCGCCTTGAGCAACACAATGTGGGCTATCGGCTCAGTCATATCCTGATAATTACGGCCTTCATCTAAAGCATAGCGGGCCGCATAATGCACCTCTCGCTGGCCTGCATAACTTGGCGGGGGATAAAACACCAGCTTATCACCCTGTACAAACGCCCTTTCTGTCACTGACCCCATTGGCACAGCCACTAAACCCATGTTGCCACTTCCACCAACGGGACAAACCTTAATCAGCTTAGAAAAATCCAATGGCATAGTGTAAGAAACCGTGCCACTCACCAAGTTAATCGCCGTCACCTTTCGCATGGGGGCGCGCAGGGAAAAATCATCTACTGCTGCCCGCACCGCCTGCTCCACTTGCAGCCGTCCAGGGACGGTTTCAATTTGCGGTACGTCGTTTTCGAGTAACTGAACTAACTTGGACAGGCTCATCATGGGGTGGTTCGGTTTCCTTCTCTGGTTCAACAACAACTTCAGTGGCAACAACTTCATCAATCGGGGTAATCGGCTTAAGGCCATCAGGATATACTTCTTTGGCCTGGAGATATTGCCCCAAGTTGACTGTGTGGGTTTCGCCAGGCAAAACCCGTTGACCTGCCAAAATAATCGGCACAGGCGAGGTTATCTTGACCGTAATCATTGTCACCTCGTTACAATCATGCCGTTGACTGTCACCGTTACGGGATTGCTATTGGCTAACGTCACCGCAAAGCGAGTATACAGGCCAAAGTTTGGCACTCGTGTTAAGTCAGTCGCATCGGCGGCGTTATCGCTCACTAGCGTTACGCCATTCGCCCAATTGACATTATCGTTAGAATACTGAATTTTGACGGAGGCGGTATTCACTGCCGTTTGGTCAATGGTGGTTTGCACATCTAAATATTGCACATTGCCCAAGCTCTGTCTCGCCGAATTAAGAGAAGCAGTCAACGCTTGCTTAACAATAAAATCAACCACCTTCGCCGAGCCGCCATTATCCAACAGGTTGGCAATCGGCGTGGGCGCAAGCGCGGGCGCGGCCTCAATGCGTTTGGCGGAAAAATTCATGCTTGCGACCATTATCAACACAAGCATCAGAGCCACCAACATCGTTAAATTATAGTAATGGGTACGGGGGAAATTATTCATAGTTGGTTATCCTTTTAGGTTAGCTATCAGCTAGTCAGTCTTTCAGTTTTTAGCTGACAAGCTGACTAGCTGACCGACTGACAAGCTGACTAGCTTAAATTAGGTGTGTCGAATGTAAACGCCTTTCTCTTTGATGGGAGAAGGGGAGGCCGAATATTGTTGCATGTAATATTGGTTCGCGGCCACCAGTTGACCCTCACTACTATAAGAGGGCAAAGGCCCCTGAATCTCCATCGGGTCAGAGACGCGGTGCATGACCAACTCCCGATTAGTCACCAGGGTAAAGGAATCGCTAAACTCAGTTGAGGCAAAAACGGGCGTACCTTTCAGCCGTCCCGCGAAACCATTGGCATTTAAATCACCATCAGGGCGCGAGCCTGCTTGAGTAAAGCCGTCCCAATTTCCCACATTATCACTATTCGCCTCACTCATGACGATAGCCGTCGGGAGGTAATATCGCCCCGTACCAGACAGCTTAACCTTAGCGTAACCAATCATCTTCACCAAATCAGCAATGGGCGCAGTAGAGGCGTAACTACCACCACTATTATTCTCCACCCGTAATACAGCGTGCATGGCATTGGCAAAGACATGAGCATCAATGGTGCGTTGCATTTCTGTCGCCAGCATACTGAGCGTGCGGTTGGTTGCGTCCCAGCCTAATTGACTGCGACTAAAGCGCATGGCCTCATCGCTAATCTGAGTTGCCAAGCGCAAGGGAGTTGTTTTGATGAGTTGGCTATCAATTTTGCCCTTGCCGCGCTGAATGGGTTGCATTTCCCCATTGCGATACGCCCGATATTTGTAAGAAGCCAAAACGGTTTGCCCATTGGTAATCGCCCCGCCTGTCAGAGCCATGAATTTGCCCTCATCGTAATCAATGAGATAATCCGTTCCCAATTCATAAATGGTGGTTAGGGTGGTAGCATGGGTGATGACCACTGAGCTAAAATCAATCAAGCTGCCCGTGATCTCCACATATTCACCCAACGTCGCGACCACCGCCAAGCTACTAACGGTAGGGTGTGACCCCGTTTCGGCGACATATTTCTCAAAGAAAATTTCAGTATGGCTACCGTCAATCGTATCAAAATCAAACACCGAAGATGACACCAACTTAGGCAGAGCCTCCAACATTGCGCCATACGCCGCCGAATAACGCAAAGGCAAATCGGCGGTTGTTTCCGCCTCCGCCCACATGCGCGATTCTTCTTTGAGTTGATGCCGATGTTTACTCGCAAATAATTGCAATACCTTCGCCGCATACGCCTCATTCAAGTTACGCGGCTGCTTAAAGTTGAGCAATGCCGTATGGGTGGTCTTACGCAAACTCTCGTTCAATTCAAACGCCGCCCGCGCAAATTCAGGAATCCCCAACTCACTTTCCAACACATCATTGGCCTGAATCACTGGCCCCTTTTGCGGCACATAGCCCTGCGCCTTGAGTGCCACCTCCGCCATGCGCGCATCATAATCAATTTGGGTCGCGGCGATAAATCGGCTGGCCTCCTCCAACGAATGAGGCTCAAGCCGCTTGACCGACTCCACAAATTTGCCCTTCATCTCGGCAGAGTATTTCAATTTGTCCGCCGCCTCAGTAATGGCCGTGTCAATTTGCGCCTTGAGTTCGGCCTCCTGAATCTGCTTCATTTTATTGGCTTGCGCTTTCAGGGCTTCTTGCAAATTCGCCGATTCTGGCACGCCCGCCGCCTCACGCAACTGGCGTTCCAATTCATCTTTCTCGGCTTGAATTTTAGCCTGAGCCTGCGCTTGCGCTTGCGACTCGGCCTCTCGCTTCTGTTGCTCCTCATTTAACAATTGAGCAACCACGTCCCCATATTGCTTTTTGAAATCATCCACAGTCAACGGGGGGGTGATGTCTGTGGGGTTTTGCGTTCCATTCATCTTTGACAACTCCTCTGATTCTACTTTCGTCACCCCAGCCACTGCGTCACTGGGAAAAACCACTAAGTCATAGCCTAAAATTTTCAAGCTAAGGATTTGCTCAACATAGCCATCACCCTGCTTGATGTAATCACTCGCACCATAACCGCGTTGCGACACACACGGCATAATGCCTTCGGCAAAAAAGGCCAAAATGTCGTTGCCTGCTTCATTCTGAATAATCACCCCTTCGAGCAATACCTGTTTGCCATCAAAGGTGATTTTGTCCCAATTAACGCAGGTCGATTCTAATGAAGCTCCATCTCTATCATGCGGGTGGTCACGCTCACCAAAGAGATATTCCCCTTGCGCCATGCGTTGTTGCGCTTCCAAAACCGCCACGCTCAAAACCGAAGCAGGATACATGCGCCCATTTCGGTTTAGCACATCGGCGGTAATCCCAATGGCTGAAATGCGCCGAGAGGGTGACGCGCCCTCCGCCTCAGTCAACGGCATTAAAGTAATTCTGTTCAAGGTTTGTTCTAGTAAATCCCCATTTTTGGGGGTGGGTTTTTTGTTCATGGGGGGAAAAACAAAAACGGCGTAAGCGGTGACAGATTGTCACTGCTTACGCCGTTGAGTAGGTTGCTACCGTTGAGCGTGTGATTTGGGGTAGCCCCTCTGACTAAATCAGAGTGACTACCCCCCTTGCAAGGATATTTTATACCCACTGTGTGGGGTTTAAATTCGTGTTGTGTGAGACCCTAAAGGTTTTCAAAACCTTTAGGGTCTGCTTATTTGAAACGCCATGTTGCGTTTAAATCCATTTCTATCTGCCAAAATTATAGCACGGCTTTAAGGCTTGTCAATATATTGAGGCCGATTAGTTATTGCCAAAATATCGGCCAATAAATTGTCTTGATACAATTCGTTAGCCAGAGCGTCATGCTCGGCCATGTCCTGTGGCGTGGCCTGCTTGGTTGTCATCAATGAAGCCAAGTGGTTTAGCCGCGCCTCTTTGACCGCGTCCTTATTTTTAATTTGAAATTGCGGCCAAAATAATCTTTCGCCTGATGCAATGATTTGCGTCATAATTGCCCCACTCGTTTAGCCGTTTGCCGTTCCGCCTTCATGGGAATGGTGCGCGGCAAGCAAAGTATATCATCAACAGTATTCAATAGCGAAATGAGCAAACGGCGAAACTGTTGCAATTGCCCGACCAACTGAGACGGAAGCATCATGGCAACACCTGCTCTAACGCTTGATTAAGCAGCCAATACATCATGGGTTGCGCCAACGAATTGAGCGCACTAGCTGAAACCGCTTGCGGCTCACGCCCCACAAAATCGGCGTAGCTGTCCATCTCAGGCCACTTGGCCGCGCCACTCGCCCACCCCTTAAGTTGTGTGGCAAATTGGTCGGGGGGCATTAAGACCGCCGTCTTATAGCAGAGGCAATGCACATGAATCGGCAATGAATGTGTGCCAAGTTGATACGCCCCGTTATACGGCCCTTGCCCCGCAATGTCATCACAAATGTCTTGGCGGGGGTGGGCAGGACTCAGATTGATATTTTCATACGTCACCCAGGGCTGTTGCTTGAATAAGGCATCCACCGCCGCATGGTGCGCCAGATTGATTTCGTTGCGCGCCAAACGCAAGGCATTATAAGCCACGCCCTCAGAGCCACATGGATTACCCTTGATTAAACCCGTTTGGTCGCCCGCCGCAATGTCCGATTTGGTCAGGTCGCTTAAGCGTTCCTGCGCCCAACGCGGGCAATCCGCCCCTGCGCCGAGATATTTCTCTAATTTCTGCGCCATATCCCAGGCCGATTCCCCCTCAGCAATGCCCGCCTGAATCGTGGCCGCAATCCCCGCCTTGCTGTCCTGGTCGAGTTTCCATAAGCGTTGGCTCAGGTTGAAATTATCCCCCCAAACCCGCGCCTCCACCGCATCTAAAATTTCCTGTCGTTGCGGGTCAAACACCACCGCGCCCCCAATGGACAAGCCATCTTCGTTCAGTGGTCTACCCCCCTCAGTCCCCCCGACATCAGGGGGAAGTTTCGCTCCCTCTCCTATGTAGGAGAGGGTCGGGGTGAGGTTTTCGCTTAACTGCTTGAAATAGTACGCGTGGTACCGCGCCAACGAGCCGAAGGGAATGGAGGCCGCTTGTTTGCGACTGGCCTTGAATAACTTTTGCCACGCCTCATTAAATATCGCCCATTTCTTGGCCGAGTATTGCGCCAATTTGCGGGACTCGGTGAAGGGGATAACGCCATCACGCCACGCCGCGCGGTGTAAGGCCACCGTTAAGTCTTGTGACATCTCCCAAAGCATGGCGTGAGTTTGCGCGGTGAACCACACCTGCAATCGGCTCAAGGCGGTATAGCCCGCGCGGTCTATTTTATTCAGGGGAATGTCAGTAAATTGAGCCATTAAGCCTCTAGTACATTTTTTATTATTACGCCTTCTTTCTCAGGACGCAATTCTACGCAGGTTGTGTACTTTGAATTATTCCAAACTTGCCTGGCATTAGCATATACTTTATCGCTTATCCATTCGCCTCTCAATTCGTCTTCGCCGTTACTTTGGGCGATTTCACGCGCCGATAGTTCGTCTTCGGCGCAAACCACCATGCCGATACAGGTATCATACCAGGGCAAAAATGGATTATCCTCATTTGGCAAATCTTCTATCATTTGCAATAGCCACAATTTTAATGTTGGGAGCATCATTATTTCACCGCCCCATTCGCTGCAAAACGGCCAATTTCGTCAGGTCGATTTTTCAACGCTTCCATGGCCTTTTCCCGCGAAATGCCAGGCAGTGAGCCAACCAATATATCAACCAACATATCGTCAGGCAATAGCCCCGTTGCCTGTAACATGGCGATAGCCTTCGCGGTTTTTTCAATCTCGGTTGCGTTAGGCGTGGTTTTGGGTAGCCACTTGATGGTATATTCAAAATTAGGCGGATACTTACCCTTCAACATCCAAGCCTGCTCAAAAAGTGGCTTAATCGCATCTTTTTCGAGCCATTGTTTATAAACCTGAATGGTTTCAGTGTATTGCTCTTTTTTATGAGCCAACGCCTCCCCCGCCAAGCTATTGGCATTTTCCCCAAATTTGCCAATGAACTCAATCGGCACAGCCGAGTGACCAAACCAATGATTAAGATGAAGCAAAATATCTTTGGTATCGCCCACATCTGTCGCCCCGTCCAACCGCACAATCCCGCCCACGCGATTAGTAAAGAAATCGGTCACGGCGGCGAAAGGACTTTCTAGGGCCTGCCGATTATTTTCTTTATATGCCTCAATCGCCGTTTCGTCCGCGCCCTCTAGCACATGTAACTGAGTGCGGTTGCTGGCGTGTTTGCGCCGCAAGGCAACATTGAGTAAGCCGTCCACAAACATTTTCCAGGCACTACGCGCCGCCGCAAACTCTGGCGTGCCATAGCGATTGCCTTCATCGTGATTGGCCCGCACATGCTGAATTTGCCATTGGCTAAAATAAACCCGACTCCCGCCTAGCGCGCCAAGCTCGCTGTAATAGTATGCCTCATCGGGATTTTCAAAATGGTCAAATAAATCCGAGTTGCGATACATAAAGGGCGCGGGCTTCACCGAAATTTCAGCAATTGACCCATCAACTGTAATCCCCTTTTCAATGAAGGCATCCCCATAGAGCAGGGCAATTCTAGCCAAATCATCTAGGCGGCTAATGAGGTCTAAATCTTTGATTAAGTTGTTAGCAATTTGTTGGGTTTCTTGCAGTGAGGCGATAAGTTTCTTATCGGCTTTGGGGGGGATAGTGACTACAATCTCAAAGCCACCATCAATGATGTCACGGGCCAGTGTGCCGATGACCACATGGCTCAGGCCATTGTCATACATCTCAAGGCAATCCTTGATAATCGCTTGGCGAGTTCGCTCCACCTGAAACCGAGCCAGTTCAGGCGTGCGATATGACCACCGCTTGATTTTGGAGGCGGCCTCCATGCTGGTGGTAGGCGCGAGTTTAGTGGCGGGGAATAAACGCTGAATGAGGTTGGTTATCGGCGCGGGAATGATTGACATAACAGGCTTCCTATAGCAGAATATTTGTGCTAAATTTTAGCTTAATTACTAGCGTATTGCAAATTGAAAATTTATTGAAACAACCCCGCGCCGCTAATGACGCGGCTTTGCATAATCGGCTTGGGCTTGGCGGGCAACGTCAGCCGATTGAACGCCCCTGACGAAGTATCCACTTGGTCATCATGTGACCCTTCAGGAAAGCCCACCAACTCCTCAATATAGGCCGAATTCCATGCGCCGCGCAACAGGGCCACATTCCCCGCCTGACACTGCGCCGCAAAGGGGAGGGCGCGTTGCAGCTTGCTACCTGTGGGCGATTCTGTGAAGACCGCGTACCCCGCCAATAGTCGGGTGATGCGCGCCGCGCTTTCCTTGCCTGATGAACCGCCCTCTTGCTCTATGCCGATTTGTAGCAGCTTGCCATATCGCTCGCCGTCCATTTCAGCCGTTTGCAAAATCACCTGCTCCACATCGCCCGCGCTCCACTGGCCGCGAATGACTTCAACAATGATAACCTGCTTATTGCTCATTATTGCCATAAGTAGCCCTACCGTCCAGTCACCCGCGCCGATGGTGGCGGCTCTGTCCCAATAGCGCACCAAGCCAATGAGGTCAATCGGCAATGCGTCTATAATCTTGAGCCACGCACGGTCAAACACCGTCCCTGCGGTATGGCGGATTTTCCAATTGCCCTCTAGCAACTGCATCCGACTGACGTAATCCAACGCCATGAGGTTGGCTTGATATTCAGGATTGATCTTGAGCAAGGCGGGGTTGTCGGTCAATTTGGCGGGAATGAAGGTGACGGATTTAGGAAATACATCTTCATTCTCATAACGGTCAACCAATTCCTGCGCCGTATCCGCCCAAACAATTGTGCCACTTACCCTCACCATATAGCGCAATACCCCCGCCCGTTCAGGTATCGGCAAGCCAGAATCAGGGTCAATCCACCATGAGATAAAATCGGCCAGCCAAGAATCGGGGTCAGGGTTGCAGTTGGCTCTAACATAAGGCCGCACCCCACAGGTTGACCGATTACGGGAGAATAAATAAAAAAAGTTATCTTTCGATATTTGCTCAAGTTGGTCATACACAATCAAGGCAATCTGCGCGCCCTGATAATTCAAGCGGTCTTTGGGGTGGTCGAGGTAGCCGAAGCTAATGGTGGCCCCGCTTGGAAATGTCCACTCCATTTTGGTGGAGTTGGCCTTGCCGCCGAGGTAGGGGTAAAGGTTTTGGGATTCGTCCCAAATTGCGCCAGGCTTGGTAATTTGGGTGTAGGTTTGGCGGATAATCGCCGCCCTGAATTTTCCATTGCCGATATGCCGCGCCGCTTCCATGAGGGCAGCGAAGGTTTTGCCACCACCTGCGGCCCCGCCGTAAATGGCGACATCGGCAGGAGAGGCGAGGAATTTAGTTTGCGCGCCAGGCTGTGGTCTAAAGGTTATCGCGGTCATTTTCAGGGAGAAACATGGTAATTTGAGGGGAGTTGGTTATCTCGGCCTTGACGGTTTGTTGTTGATTCCATTCAGGGAAGCGACTAAGGTACATCTTTGCGGCCACCATATCGCCGTCAATCGCCCTAGTGATGACGGTGTTAATCACCTTAATTTTAGGCGTGACCTTTGCCTTTTGCGCGGCCTCATAAAACCGACGCAATATCCCTGTATGCGCTTTTTCTCCATCACGTAACCAATTATGAATAGTATTGCGGTGCAAATGTAAAGAGTCGGCGGCATCCTCAATAGATGCGCCGACCTTGAGTAATTCTACAATTTGCTTCCCTAATTCATCAGTCAACTTGGATTTATTCATAATGTATGCACAAAATACACAAATAAGCCACTTTACAAGAATTACTATACGATATTTTTGTCATTCGCCTAAATCAAGGGGCTTAGAATTGAGCAGACTAGCCCTTTCTTTGCGTGAATCCTGCTCCAATTTGACCCCTTTCATCATCGCCTCAGTCGCATTGTGGATTAAGGCCGCGAGGTCTTTGGGGTCTATTTCTTTGAGCCGATTGGTTGACTTATCTATCTCTATCGAATTGAGAATCGCCAACGATTTGGCCTTGAGATTTTGCCCCATGTTGATATTCTGCTCGGCGGCGATTAATGCCGATTGCCAATGGGCGAGGCGGGTGGCGTAATCCATTATGCGTGGCTCAATTCAGGGGTTAGGCCGAGATTTTCCATTCGTTGTAATATAACAGCACAATACTTGGGCGCAATTTCAAGGCCAAAACACCTGCGCCCCGTCTGTTGCGCTGCGACCATCGTTGTACCAGAGCCGAGAAAGGGGTCATAAACGAGACCGTTGGCAATGGTTGAATTTTCAATCAATTTAGTCACCAATTCTACAGGTTTCATGGTGGGGTGAAATTCACTCTTAAGCGGCTTATTAAATTCAAAAATGCTTGTTTGAAATCCGCCATAATAAAGATGTGTGCCATTGCGTTTCCAGCCATAAAGAATTGGTTCATGCTTATAACTATAATCAGTCCGCCCTAAAACGTGGTTATTTTTTAGCCATATCAATTCATGCTTAGGCATCCACCCCGCTTCGCTAATCATCATCATCATCATCATCATTTGGTCGCCGCCCTGTGGCATAAAGCTATAAAAGGAGGCTTTATCATGGCAAGAATTAAGGGCATTAGTAAAAGCCCCAAGCCATAACGGTTTAATGTCATCAATGCTCATGTGGTCATTTTCTATTTCAGTTTGTATACGATTTCCGTTATCCAATTCATTTAATGCTTTATTCTTATCGGCATAGCTCACCCCATACGGCGGGTCGGTCAGGGTCAAATCGGCCTCATTGTCACCAAATAGCCGCGCCACCGTTGCCTTATCGGTGCAATCGCCGCAAAGCAGTCTGTGACCTCCAATAATCCACAAATCGCCCTCCTTGCATTGCCACTTGAGTAATAACTCCTCCGCCTTATCAATCGGCACGTCATCTTCATCTTCACCGCCCTCACCCTCACCGCCGCCTAACAGCCCATCGGCAAACTGTTCCATCATCTCCGCTAATTCAGCCTCATTCCATAGCCCCGTTAAATCCACGCCATTATCCAAATCAGCTATCAGCTGCTCTAAATCACGGTCATAATCCAATATTTGCACTTCGTTATCATAATAAGCCAATTGGCGCGCCCGTTTGTCGGTTTCGCTGCTCAAGTCCATGTCCATGCGCTTCACGGCTACCACTTCATCACCTGTGGTTTCAACGACAATCATTTTCGTTAGCCCCGCTTTAATGGCCGCCTTTTGGGTTTTGTTGCCTGCAATGAGGTTGTTATTTTTATCCAATAACAAACTTCGCCCCGCCCCAAATTGGGTCAGGCTATCATCTAACGCGGCCTCCCCGCGTTCAGTTCCCTTGTTGGCGTTGTGGCTATCTTGATTCGCTTGCGTGATGGTGGTTTCGGTTATCTTTGCCATTGCTCGGTATCCTTGCGTTCATTGTAGCATAGTGCAACAGTGATTGCAAGAAATAGAAAAATCCGATTTCTCAAAGAAATCGGATTTTTAGATTCTGCTAACCTTGACACTGTGGCAAGGTTGGGTTATTTTACTTAATCTAGTCATCTCAACAAATCAAAAAAATCGCCCATCTCGTCACTCGGCTCTACCACCTCAACCGGCGCGGTGATGGGTTGCACTGAAAATTCCTCTAGTAAATCTCCACGGGCCGCGGGGTCAGTCAATTCGCCCATGCGCTGAAGTATATCCAATAATCTGGGCTTATGCCGCCCAGGGACATACCTAAAGCGAATGACGAATGACTGCCCCGCCTTACTCGGCCTACCCGCGTGAAAACTTAGCTTTCGCAAATTTCGCAGCCCCTCGCGCTACCGTTGTGGACGGTTCAGCGTCCAACATAATGCCACTACCAATCGCTTCTTGCAGGGGGGCGTGTAACGCATACGCCCCGCCACCAACCATAATCTTGCCCACCCCATTGCCATTGCCCGTCATTTCATGGGCGAAGCCTAGTGGAATCGGCAGGTATTGATTCAGAGCCGTCAACGCCAGATTCATCACATCTTTGGGGTAGCCGTCAATTTGGGTAATGGCTTGCATTGGCTCATGGCCGCCCGCGCTTTGAAACTCTACCGCTTGGCGAATGAGGGCATCGGCATCAAACAAATTGAGCCGATTTTTATATTCCAAGTCTATCAGCTTGATTAAAATTTTAGCCGCTTCACTCATACCCACCTCGCGCTCTTCGGTTTTGCTGTCATCAATCACCATGTCATCAATGGTCACAATCCCCAAATCCCCAAAGCCGTGGTCATAAATCACGTATTTATCACGCGGTCTACGGTCAGTGGGAATCCACTTCAAATTGTCATCAAACAAATGCCCAAACAGGGCCAGCTTGGGTTGCGCGTCCATGCCGATTTTGCTAATGGTAAATTTCTTATGTACCCCATTCACCGCCATGTGATGTGAGCCAATATAGAGCGTTTCCAATTCCTTAATGAGCAATTCGTACGCGTCAGGGTCTTTGGTGAGATTATAGGGCAGCGCAAAATAAACCGCCAAATCTTCATTATCAATCCCCAAGCCGTCCAGAGCCAGAAAGATAATCGCCTTAATCGCCTCACTCGTGAAGCGTTTGGCATCAAAGCGCATAATCGGGTTCGCTTTTCGCCAGGCCATCGCCCCGCCTTGCCAGTGGTTGCCATTCAAACTCAGGTGTTTGGCGTAATTTCCGCCACCATTCAAGCTCTGTTGACGGACACGCTCAAAACTCGCAGGGTGCGGGGCCACCACACTCGGCACACTGCTAATTATCGCCTTGCCGTTCACGATTTCAACGGCAGTTGTTTCACTTTTACCAGGGTCAATTCCAATATATCGGGTCATCTCTAACAGTTCCTATAAGTTTGTATTACATAATATAGATTTCCGTACAGAAATTATGCCCCAAAATCGCCCAAAGGACGCAATATTTTGTGATTTAACGCGCCGTCGTCACGACCAACGCCCCATAATTTCTGTACAGAAATCCGTCCCGTCCCGTGAAGTGCCTCTGTTTTGGCCGTTTTTGGCACATGTAGCACATATTCTAGCGCGGGACAGGATGGGTTAAGTGGTTGAAAAATCAATTTAAATTACTATCACTACTCACGAAAAAATGATTGGGCTGAAATAGCTCCATTGAAGGGTTATTTTCAAGACTTAGGGGGGCTTTTTGTTGCAATCGCACCAATTCTAATTGCGACTGCACGATGGATTTAACTAATTGAGCGTCAGCCAAGTGGCTTTTGCCCTGAATTTCGTTAGCCGAGGCCACCAATTGCCCGCCCTGCGACATGGCGACATACGCACCAATCGCGCCAAGTCCCAACATAGCCAACCCGTAAGCCAACAATGCCACCACGCCCACGCTGTAGCGAACAGAATCGTGGCCGAAAATCCACCAGGCCCCGCTAATCGCCACCGCCAAACAGCTAACAATCACCACCAAACTAAAAGCCACTCGTTCTAATTCTGACATAGATTCATCTCCTTTGCGGCCTCGGCCATGCCTATCGCAAAAGCCCGCGCCTTTCCCGCCTTATCACTCCCAATGCCAAATTCCTGCTTAATCTTGCCTACCCCCGCCTGCGTGTGGTACGCCCATGCAACGAGCCGAGGGTTAAACCACGATTCGTCAACGGCATTATTGGCCTCCTCTAACAGGGGCAATTCCAAACGTGGCACATTCACCACCCGTTCCAACAAGGCCAAATGCTTCGGCATGAGCAGAGCCACCACCAAACGGGTCAGCCCTGA